AAACAAGTATATTAAATTTTTTAGATAATAAGTACAAATAATAATCTTATTTAATTTATAAAAAAAAAAAAAAAAATTGTGTATTATAATATATATGAATTTTTTTTATAAATTTTTAGATTTTTTTAAAAAACTTAATTTCACTAGAAATGTTATAGCAGGAATAATAGTTATGATAATTTTTATTATTATTATATACAATAATAATAATTCTGAAAATTTTATAAATAACAATGCGGTTTTTACAATGTATCATGCTGAATGGTGCCCTCATTGTAAGGCTGCATTACCTGATTTCAAAAATGTCATTAAAAATAATAAAAACAATAATATTAAATGTAAAGAAGTAGAACAAGAGGATCCTGAGTTTAATTCTTTAGATCCAAAAATTAAAGACTTAATAGAAGGTTTCCCTACATACATATATAGTAAAGGAAAAATGAATGAAGTATATACTGGAGATAGAGATGAAACAAGTATATTAAATTTTTTAAAAAAAAAAAATTAAATTTAATATTTAAATAAATTTAGTATTTTTATATTTAAAATAGAATTAAATTATTAATTATAATTAATTTCATTTTCATATTTTAATATATCATCATCATTTTGTTCTCTTTCTACTAAAAGTTTATTAGTATCGTGTAAAGGGTAATATGGAGTTCCTATTAAATTAAATGAATTTGGATTATATGCACTACATGATGATAATGGAGGTCCATTAATAACAAAATTTTCATAATTAAATTTTTCTAATACTTGATCAGTATGTAATATATTCATAGTAATAAGAAAAATTATTGTAACAATTAATGAAACTTGAAAATTACTTGATGATAAATAACCAATTAAAAATAATACTACTCCTCTAAAAACTATATTATCAAATAAATTTTTTAAACTATCTGGTAATTGTGGTTGAAGCCTTGGACCATACATTGTTAAAAATACTGTTAATATAGCAAATAAATAAGTATTTTGAACAAGATATTCTGGTTTTAACATTTTAGAAAAACTCTTAATTATTTTAACCATTATATTATATTAAAATAAATTAATTTTAAATTAAAGGGTTTTTATATTTATTTATTTGTTTAATAACATTATTATTTATATTATCAAAATAATTTAAAAAATTTTCATTTACTTCTTCCGCATTCAAAACACTATTATTATTATCTAAATAAGAATACGATATATTTTCCATTCCACACCTTTCTTTATTTCTATATTTTTCTGTTTCTTCTTCTATTTCTAATTCTGGTTCTGGTTCTGGTTCTAGTTCTAGTTCTCCTTCTGGTTCTTGGTTAAGATTATCTTCTTCTTCTATTTCTTCATCTATCTCTGATTTAGTATCTTGTTCAAATGTTTCTCTTATTTCGTTAATTTCTGGTTGTGGAAACTTTTGATGACAAAATTCATCATTAAATCCTGCTTTAGAATAACAATAATTTATACAAGCTTGATTGTATATTTGATTATTACATTTTTCAGGTATATTTATATCTTCTTCTACTATATTTTCTTCTTGTATATTATTATCAGACACTATCCTTAATACTTGTGTATCTAAATTATCGGGCTCATTATGTGGTAAATAATTTTCTCTATTTGTTATTATACCATAATCTCCATATTTTTCATTATTTTCATTATAATCTATATTAAATTTTTCGATTATGTCATTAGAATTTGCGAGAGATAATATAAGACAAAAACCTACTGCTATTATTAAAGATAATTGTAAATTTTTATTTGATAAATATGCAATTAATAAAATTACACAAAATCTAAAATAATTATTATTAAATAATTTATTTATAAATTCTGGTAATTTTGGATGTAATCTAGGTCCATACATTGCTAAAAAAAGTGCTATAATAGCATAAATAATATCTTTATTTATAAATTTTTCAAAAGTATTTATTAGAGTATCTGACATTATAATATAAACTTAGAAAAAAAAAGGTTATATTTTTTGTATATTATATAAATTTATTTATAAATATTAAATCTTATTGATATCAATTCTATTTATATCAATGTTTTTTATAAAATTATAATCTTTATCATCATTTAAATATTTTTCATTAATATATAAAATACTTCTAATATCAATTTTCTCTATCTCAATTTTTACAATATCATTATTTTTTAAATCTTTATCAAAAAAATACTTTTTTATAGATCTATAACCAATATCTATTATATCATTTTTTTTTTTTGTATCTAAATTAAAATCAATAGGTGATATATCCGTTTCTACAAAAACAATTTTGTCTCTGAATTTTTCTATAGTATTTAAATCAATTTTCTTACTTAATGTTAATAATATACTTAACATATACTTATCTATAGATTTTAGACCAAAACAATTTTTGGTAGAAGAATTTAAGTAAAATGCTAAGGTATGAATTATGTCATTTTTAAATATGTCTATCGGCAAATTATCAATTAGGCCTCCATCAACATATGTTTTATTATTATAAATTACTTTATTATAAACAATTGGTATAGAAAATGATATTCTTAATGCTGACAATAATTTCATATCTGGTGTGTTTATATAATTAAAATATTCTATTGATCTTGTATCTAAACATGTTCCTGTTATTATTAAATTAATTTTTGTTTTATTAAATAATTCTATAAATGTAATATGTTCACAATTACTACCTAACTTTTTATTTAATAATAATTTAATAAGATAAGTCAATTTATTTCCTGTATCTATACCAAAGTTATTAAAAAATTCTAATAAATTTTCAGATGTTATATCTCTAACTTCAAGAAAATTTAATCCATTTATTAATAATAATAAATCATTATAAGTATATCCAAGTGTTATCATTAAACCAAATATAGCTCCTCCAGATGTGCCTGCTATAGAAGTTATATCTTTTATATAATTTTTTTCTTCTAAATATTTTAGAATTCCAGCATATGATATACAAATCACACCTCCTCCACTTAAAACTAAATTTTTTATCATATATAAATAAATTATTTATTTTTATTTATATTTATATTTGAACTTATATTTAATAATGTATCTTTACCTAAATACATCATAAAAATTAAAATTGCCTCCGGTTTGCTTATCTGATGTTTTAGGTTGACTTTCTTTCATAATTTTATTAATAACTTCTATCATTTCATCAATATCTTTTGTTTCTTGATTATCAATTTCATATTGTTTGTGTAATCTTGCTTTTTCTAATAATTTATTGCCTACATCTATAATTTCATCTTTACTGGTTTGTATGCAGGACTTGTCATTTTCGAGGTCCGAGGATGAACAAATCTCAAAAATCTGAGCCCTGGCTCTTAGTTTTTTCATTTTTTCTAATACTGATTGTATTTCATCCCTGTGCCAATCCATTAAATCATTAATGTTTATATTCTTAACTATATTTTCAAAAATGTTTTGATCTGGAATATTTTCTTGAACTTCTGTGTTTAACTTGTCTCCGGTTTGGTTATTTGATGTTTTCAGTTTATCTAAAATCTCTTGTATTTCTTTTATAATTTGTGGAATTGGTTCCATTTCAGATATATTTATAGGTTGTTTTTTGTATAATATTAAATTTTCTTTTTTATTTTGACATTCTTCTGCAATTTGTTGCTGTAATTTCACAGCTTCTTGATAATTATTGCAATCATGAAATATTTTCCATTGTTTATACATATTATTTATTTGGTTTTTTATTTCTAGTATAGCGTTGCTTCGCCATTCTTTAAATTTTGTACTTTTGATTGTAATAACTATTTTCTCCTGGTCTATATCAATCTCGTTCTTTATCACCTTCTTTGCATCCTCATTCATTTTCTGTTCTATCATTTCCTCCTCATCCACATTCTCTGTTTCTGTCTCTGTCGCTGTCTCTGTCGCTGTATCTGTCGCTGTCTCTGTCGCTGTCTCTGTCGCTGTCTCTGTCGCTGTCTCTGTCGCTGTCTCTGTCTCTGGATCTGTCTCTGGATCTGTCTCTGGATCTGTCTCTGTCTCTGTATCTGTCTCTGTCTCTGTCTCTGTCTCTGTCTCTGTCTCTGTCTCTGTCTCTGTCTCTGTCTCTGTCTCTGTCTCTGTCTCTGTCTCAGTCTCTAAATTCTTATTATGATCGTTGTTTTTGAATAAAAAATTATTTTTTCTAAAAGTATCCAAATTATGCCATGTATCTTTTACCGTATCGAATGTGTCCCTTACATTTTTCATGGTTTCTGTTGTATTTTCTTTTAATTTTTTCGAATTTTCAGAAAATTCCTTCGCATTATATGCTATCCTATCGCTAGCATCTGCGACCTTTATGCTAGCATCTGTGACCTTTTTGCTAGCATCTGTGACCTTTTCGCTTGCACTCACACCAGAGTTTGCGAGATGTATTACATTATCTGCAGTTCTATTTACTTTTTGTGTTACTGCATTAAATTTGTCTTTAAATCTTGATTTATCTGGACTTTTTTTTGGCCATTTTTGAATTTTAAATCGATTTGCCGCCTTTACTCTATTTGCCGCCCTTTTAGCACGACTTTTCATTGCTCCTGCTCCACCGGATAATTCATTAATATAGTTGTATAGTATTTGTTTTCCTAAATTACTTTTTACGTTTATTAATAAACCGCTTTCAGGACAAATTATTTTATTATATTTTAACATCTTATATATATTATAAAGAAATTTTTAAAAATTAAATTAATTTATTTTTTAAATTTTTATTTTAGTGATAAACATATAAAGCAACTATTAATAAAATTTGAATTGATATATTATCAAAGACAAAATTTGTGTATATTTATATTATAATTTAATTATAATTAACGATATATATATAAAATTATATTTATAAAAATTTTTTATAAATATAATTTAATGTTAAATATATATTCACTAAATAATATTAGGGATCAAAAGGAACTTAATAAATTGGAAATATATAAGAAAGTATTACTGAAATGTCATAATAGGATAACAATGTGTTCTTCTAAAGGAGAAACTTTTTGTTATTATGTTGTTCCAGAATATATTTATGGTATACCTAAATATAATACATTAAATTGTGCAATATATATAGTTAATAAATTAAAAAAAAATAAATTAATGGTAATATACACGTATCCAAATTTAATATATATATCTTGGAGTCATATACCAAGTGAAATTAAGAATAAAGTGCAATTAAATATAAAATCAAAAAATCAACCTAATATTATTGATAAAATTAATAAAAATAATAAAGATTATAGATATATTGAAGATTATAATCATTCTAAAAATTTTATGAATAAAATTATTTAAAAGTAAATTTAGATAAGATATATAATAAATTACTTTAAAATATTAGAATATTTTCATATGTAAGAAAGAAAGTAGTAATTAAATAAATAAAATTATTATAGATATTAGTTATAAACTTAAACGTCTAACAGATTTAGTTATAATATCTAATATTAAAATTAAAAATATTCCAAATGATAAAAATAAAATTAAATCAAATATATTTTCATATTCTGTTCCATTTTTTTTATATTTTATTATTATATTTTTTAAATTTTGATTTTGATTTAATAAATAATTAATATATTTTTCTTTATTATTAGAAAAATTTTCGGGATAAAAATTTTCAATTGATTCTTCATTAATTAATTCACTATTAAGATTATTTTCATTAATATTATTTTCAATATTATTAGATAAGGTATCATTATTAGAAGAGGTATCATTATTAGAAGAGGTATCATAATTATACGAGGTATCATAATTAGATAAAGTATCATTGACTGATTTAATATCATTATTATTTTGGGTATCATAATCAGATAGAGTATTTATTTTTTTAAAAGATTTTATATTATTAATAGGTAATCGTGTTTTTGGTCCAGAATGTTTAGGTAATCTATTATATGTTCTAGAAAATGTTTTTTTTTTTTTAATATCTTTGTATTTTTCATTAGTATTATTTTCTTGTTTGTCATGTAAAATTTTTTTAAATTTAGTTGATTTTGTTTGATTATCAAAAAAGTCCTGACCCCAAGCTTCTTCAATAGAACAATAAGGCATAATTAATACTTTATAATAAATAGAGAAAATCTTTCTTGTTTTATATCTAAATTAATTATTAATTTATAAATTATTTTATAAAAATTTTATAATATTATATTATATAAATGAATAATATTGAAAAAATACTAGATTCTTTATATAAAAATGATATATCTAAAACTATAATTTGTATAATAATAGCTTTATATGCGGGTGCATTTGCCCCAGTATTACCAAATAAAATAATTGAATTAGCTGATACAATAATAGGAAAATTATTTTTTATATTCTTAATAGGATATTTAGCGACCGATCGTAAAAATATGCAATTAGCAATTATGGTTTCTGTAGCTTTTGTTGTGACATTAACAATTATTAATAAAAACAGAATTAATGAAGGATATATGAATTATGAATATTTTTCAGCTGAAAATAAAAGCCAATTAGAA